AAAGTGCTCTCAGAACGATAGTTGAATTGTAGATCATCAACATTTGTGTTGTTGACTCCTAAAATAGAACCAGTCATCCAGTGCTCTAACTCTCTGCTGTATCCATTAGTATCCTTGTAGTTAAGTTCCAAAGCAGCGGCTCTGAAGCCAGTCTTTGGATCAACAACCGTAGTCATTGGGATCATAACTCCTAAATACTCAGAACCAGCCAACAATGTTGGATCGTTAAGCAACTTCCAGTTGTGCTTGTGGAAAGTATATCCTCCACGAGTGAAAGATTGGAATCCTAAGTCAGCACCTCCACCATCACGACCACCAAAAGCAGTAACGCCATTAGTAGCATCAGCGAATCCAGCGGCTCCATTTAATGAAGCAACAAAGTCATCGATCTTGAAACCTTGAGAAGTGTTAACGTACATAGCGTACTCAGGAGCAGCGCCATTCTTATCCAAGTTCTCAATCATTGTATCCATACCAGTTAAGGCATTGATCTGACCGTCATGAACGATACCTCTGTTCTCAACAGCAGTGAAGTAACCTTCGCCACCAGTAACAGAAGCACCAGCACCAGTTAAAGTAGAAGTGACATTCTCACCTAAGAGCATCATCATTTCACGCTTGTCTAAGAAACGAGCACGAGTGTCCATCTCTCCTTTAACGTACCATCTGTAGTCTCCATTACCTACATTCACCCAACCAATGTTAGTTGCTTGTGATCCTGTAACCTTGAATACTTCTTTGATGATGTTGTACTTGTTAGTACGCTTGATTACGTTACTCTCTAAGTATCCTGTGTTTTGATCAGATCCCTGCTTGAACAAGTTACCGATAACTGGGAACGTAGTTGCTGTTGTAGCAGCACTTGCGGTAAGACCAGCAGAACTTAAAGTTTGAATAGTGTAATCAGCAGTAGCCGTGTTTGATACTTCTCCTGTTGGAGAGATAGCAGTTACGATACCACGATCTTGTCCGTATAACAAGATAACGTCGTTAAGACGCAAAACTGAAGCATCAGAAGAAGCCTTCTTAATTACTACTGTTGTTGCGGCTGCGGCGGCGGTAGCGCTTAGAACGCCTGCTTGTGCTTGGTGGAGACGATTCTCTTCCCAATACTGCACTTCGTCTGCGGTACCGTTTGCGCGGATTGCGCCTGTTAGACTTAGAAACCCCGTTAGTCCACCAGAGATTTGCTGATACCCGTAAGTTTTTACGAGTCCGTCTCTGTTGTCTGGAGCGTTGATTTCATCTATGTAGTCTCCAAGAGAAGTATATTTCTCTGGGGACAAGCGGCGAAAGACCGCTGGTTTACTGTCATTATAGACAGGAGGAAAACTATTTGCCATGATATATTTTTTTAATCGGTTAAGGCATTAAACATTAAAGCGTAGCCTTTGACTGCCTATCTCTTCCTGAAGTGCTTGGCGGATTGAATCCGCAACTGGGTTATTATTGACTTTCTGGTTAAGTTGAGGAGGAGAGGCGTCAACATTTGCTGCCGTTTCGACAACATTACGCTGGCCATCACTTAGTCCTTGCCTATAAATACTCTGTACAATATTGGGCAAATTGTCCATTACTGCACGATCTGTATTCCATTTATCAAAATTCCATTGTCCACCTTCTTCGACATAGTCATCAAAGAAAGACTCAATCTCTACATTCTTCTTTTTTAGTTGATCCTTATAGGTGGCGTCGATTCCGAACGAAAACGTCTTATCGTTACCTAGATCAAATTCAATCTGTTCAAATTCATTGACATCTTGAACCATTTCTTTTACCCAATTATCATCTACAATAGAAGAATTTTCCATTGATTCTTGTTGCACTGGCGCTGCGAAATTCTCTTGGATTTGTCCAATTGTCTGTCGAGCGTTTTGTGCGGCGATCTTGAGATCCACTTTAGATGCAGCAACTTCTTCTTCGTCGTATAGGTTCTCATCAAGTTTGTATTTCCGTTTCAGTAATACATCAACTTCATCTGAACTCAAGTTAGGATAAGATGTAGACAACTCTACACGGACGGCTGTTATGTCATCCATGCCTTCTGAGTCTAAAGACTGGTATGTAAACCAATCGCCAGGATCTCTTCCTGTACTCTCGACAAAATCTGCAATTGCTTGTACCCGTGGGTCAAGTTCAAATACTTCTTCACTGTTTTCCTGTTCGCCTTCCGAGTATTGCGTTTCGCTGTTCTCTTGAAGATTAGATAGGAATGAATCGAAGTCAGATTCATTTTCTTGCATCGGTTGTTCTGCGGCCTCAGTTGACGCAACCTCCTGAGGTTCGTTTGCTACTGGCTCACTTAACTCTACCTGATCTGGTACTGGCACCTCTTGTGGTGCAGGTTGATTAGGCTCAGGTTGAGGTGGTGGCGGTGGTGTATCTGTTTGAGATGTATCTATCTTATCAGTCATTATAGTTGCGGACTGATTATTAATATCATCTAGCGCCGCTTGTGGCGGCTCATTCGAAACTTCCATCCCCGCTTTGCGGATTTGGGCTTCTAGTTGGCTGTCAATTGAATTCATATGTATGTATATTTATATGGAAACAAAGTTATGATGTTTGAACAACAAAAAAACGAGTGAAAATGCACTATGAATACACCTCACTCGTTCCAGTAAATTGGTTCTAATTTTATTTAGAAATCTGACCAGTCTGTAGCATTACTCTACCCATACCGCTTGCTCCTAAATCAGTTTTTTTTTTACCTACTCCGCGAATCTTTCCGCCTTTTTGGTATTTCATTTTCATGCCGCTTCCTGCTACATTTTCACCCTTGCCTCTTCCAGCACGGCCTTCTATTACAGCGGGAGAGTCTGTATCCCTAGCAGCATTAAGAGCAGCCATAGCAAACTTTCTTTGCTTAGGATCCTTGAGCATGGCTTTAATCATTCCGCCACTCTCGTACATCTTTTTCATCTTGCCTCCACCCATGAACGTATCCATAGACTTGTCTCCAGAGAACTTTCTCTTACCTGAACTCTTTTCCATTCCTTCGCTTTCGTCACGACGAGATTTCTCTGATTGGCTCTTGCTGCCGCTACGAGCACCCATAGAGTCATCGAGTCGAGCGTTGTATCCTTGTTTCATAGTTGGTTGATTGTATGTATTGCAAATTTAAGCATTATCACCTTTAGTTTCAGGGGGTGAGATTACCACTTTACTTTATTAGCCCAATACGCAGCACTCATTTTACCTTTAGCAATGTTTCTACCGTGCCTAGATTTGAATGCGGCTCTCTTTTTTCTCCTGGCTGGAGAAGGGTTAGACTCTGTTACAGTATCTGCACCAGGTTCTCCAAAGCGAATAAGTTTAATTTTGTTGCCTTGTTTGGCAACTACTACATGAGATTTAGTAGGGTGACTAGGTGTTGACTTTGGTTTATTATAACCAGATACTCCTGCTTTTTTTAAACGGGGATCTTTGTCAGCCATTTATTTTACTCGTAAGAAACAGCGTACATATCATACTGTTCGACAAAAATAAAGTATCCACTAGCGTGAAGTAAATCTCGCATCTCAACATCATTACAATGGAAGTGCTGAATTTTGATAACCTTAGGTCTAAGAGGTCCTTCAAGATCAATTGATTGAAGTATTTTAAGATCGTGACCTTCTGTACATATTCTTAACATATCTAGTTGAGACCATCCAGAACAGTGAGTATCAATTAATGTTTGATAAGTAAGGCAATCAACTTCTTCCTCGTGCATTACGTCAGCGTTTGCTTCAGTCAATCCTTCCTTCTCAAGTGTAGACATTCCTCTGTAGTCAGAGTCAGAGTCACATAGTTCTTGATTATAGACATTAATAATGGCGGTTCCATCGTGATCAGTTATCGCAGCCTTAACAAATGTTACATTTTCAGCCTCTGGTAAATCGTCTATGTATTCAGCCAACGGCTCAACAACAACACCATTCCATCCGTGGTCGGAAAAAGGTAATAAAGTTTGAAAATTATTTGATCCTATCTCTATGAAGTTTTTCATTTTATTTGATTTAAAGTATTTAAAGAGTTGCTTAATCATGTTGGCCAAAGGTAAGGCAATTACTTATAAGATGACCCCCCTGACCATAAGACCAAGGATTTTCTTAACCCCTTTGTTACTGGTGTAACACGGTGGAGCAAGTAGGAAGGAAATACCACAACTGTCCCTTTTGTTTTGGACGGGTGGTGTGCATCTTCTCCAGGTTTGAGTTCAAGATTTCCACCTTCATATTCAGATGGATCAGATAGTTGAACCGTTATTGATATTTTTCTTGTAGACAATTGATTACTGCCTATATCTAAATGCCAGTCATAAAAACCTTTCTCTTCTCCTCTATACTCAGTGTATTGTATATTGTCTCTTACGCTATGTAGGTCAAAGTTCCACATAGCAATATTAGCCGTCTGGATGAGATCCATTAGTTTCTCGTACAACCACAAGTTGCTATCAAAAGGAGTGATCCACTTTAGGCTTGACTTTCTATACTCTTCGCTAAGGCCATTCTCAATCCTTGCCGCTTCGAAAGGAATGCTACTTACCATTTCTTCAACTCTTTTAATGTCGTCGTCGCTAAACGCTTTCTCAAAATAGTACCAGCCACACATGTCATTGGGCTTGGGATAATCAAATAAAGGTGCAAGAGGAAATCTCTCGAATTGGGGGTCGGTGTAGATGGTTGGTTTATTAATCATGGCTTAGAACAAAATGAAACAATTATATATCGCTCACCCTTGGAGATAGGACGACCTCCATGACGATGAGTTATTTGAGCAGGGTGTATGGATATTTCTCCTATATCTCCTTTGTGAACTTTTTTTTGTCTTTCAAAATAAGTCCCTCCTCCTTCAAAATCTCTATTTAAAGTAAGGACACAGGAGATAGATCCACTATCGTGATGTAAAGAAAGATGACCCTGTACATCTTCTTGATATTTTATCATAAAGTTTTCGCTTTTTAAATTTGGCCATTCTTTACCGTATAGGTGCCATTTATGTATAGCACAAGGGTAAACGTAATCTTTAAGCACCCTGGAGTATATAGTGTTTAAACCTATCGCATCCAATAAAATATCAGTAGTAGGATAGAAGTCATGCCTTTTCTTTGTCCACTTATTTAACTTGTTAGCCTCTTTAATTACTAGAGAGCAAAACTCTTTTGTAAACAAAGGGTAAGAGTAAACATCTTGCATGTTTTCGTCCGCAACCAAATCCCACTCTTTCGTCTTAGCAGACTCATGAACAAACTTTTTTACAAACTCTCTGTATGTATAAGACGACAAGGATCTATTCGCGTCAAGTCCAGGCTCGGTGGTAGAGGTGTGACTGTTACTGGTTTGACCAATGAAACTCTTAGAGACAGCAAGAGCAATAGTGTCTTGAAATATAAAGTTTAAATCAGTTCGTGGATGATCACAATAAGTCGCGGGTAAGAATTCATCAACAGCAAAAAAGTAATTCTGAAACTGCTGCTCCAGTAATAACTTTACTCCGTCAGACGTAAGCATGTATGCGTGAGTTTGATAGGTGTATTTAGGTTTTTTTAAATACCTGGAAACTCCCCTGGGTGGGTTAACAAACATACATCCCAGGTACATAAGAGTCCAAGGTTCTTCTGTTTGCAGTTCTTTACTATTGAATTTTCTTTCGACACGAAAGTCTTCCTCTAGTATTAGTATTTTTTCGTATTGTTTTTCACCTGCATCTTTCCATATAGCGTGATGAGAAGCAGCACAACCTATCTCCCCTGGAGTTATTTCTCTATTATAAAAACGATTTGATGAATCAGGTAAAACCCAACCATCGTACACTTCATAGTCTTTGGGCATATTCTTGCCCGTCTTCCCGTTGCAGGCATCCCAAATAGTTATAGGAGAATTAAAGCCAAATTCTTTAAACCTATCCAATAAACTCTTTTCCTTTTTTTTATTTAAATCTAGACATATTACATATGTCATATCCGCATCTCTTTTTGACGGCTCAGAAACAGGTGTATCGATCATTTTGTGCTCTATTAAATTAAACCATTCTTTACTTACATTACTCCAATCTCTAGACTGAACATACTCATCTATTCTTTGCCAGTCTTTTGATTTATTGAAACCGTTGACGGTTTCTTTTAACCCAGCAATCTCGTTGGTATCTACCACAACACCGTGGGCCATCATCTCTAGAGCCGTAATGCAATAAGTCTCATTGTAGTTTGTGGGGTACAGCCAAGTTTCAGTGGTCTTTAATCTATTGTACAAAGCCTCCGTAGACAATACTCCCATAAATGAAACACCATCAAGGGTTTCTACTTTTTCTGAAAAGTGTTTATTATAATAGTCTAAGCCGTAGCCTGGGGTACATATACTTAACGTCGCGTAAGATCTCTTTTGTTGAATGGACGGCCATCTGTTTAACAATTCACCTAGTCCTCTTTCTGCATGAGAAGAATATATGTAACTCCCAGGAACTTTATACAACGGCTTCTTAACTTCTGATAATGATATACCATTACCTATTACTTTTATTTTGTTTTTTAATTTAGGGTTGCGAGATATAAAGTTATTTTTATGCCATTCGGTTAGGCATACTATAGTGTCACAGTTTTTATAAACAACGTCCGCTTCTTCTCCAGACATTAAAGTACCCTTAAACCAAAAGTGTGGCTCTTCATTGTGTAGCCAGAAAATCTTTTTACCTATCTGCTGAGTAGTATAATATTTATCAAAGTGCAAATAAGAAACACCGATAAGTACATCTATTACTTTAGGTATTTTATCTATCTGCTCAATAGGATAATACTCTATTTTAAACTTTTCAGTAGTTGTGTTTATTTTGTATTTAGTTCTTTTTACCTGGCCAACTACAAATACGGCATGGCCTTTAAGGGCCATTTGTTTCGCTAGTTTATTTACACAATTCTCCGTGCCCCCAAGCCCTGGTGTTTTATCATTCCATGGCTTACTAGAATAACCTATGTGAAAAACAATATTCATTTAATGTCAAAAAAGAAAGTTTGAAATAATCTTCCGTCTTGTAAGTCTTTGCCAAAGTAGACCATAGATGAATGATATTGAGTCGCTCTATAAAGAATCAGTCGATTGTATACATTCCCCACACTACTGACAAGTTCCCATTTGCTAAGGTCCTGAGCGTTATCTACATAGTAATCGTTAGAAGATAATTCACCCGTGGATTTAAGTTTATAAAAACCCGTCCCCCCTTCTAGGGGAGCGTTGGGGGTGAGGTAACAAACACCCGCCCACCCTGTAGTTGCGTCAGAATGAATCCATGACCTATCACTGGCTGTTGTTATTTGAAACGCACCATTATAAGAATTCACTGTAGGCCAATTACTAATTTTACCTAATGGAGATAGTATACGTTGGATTGTTTCCTTAACGCTTATGTTAGAGGCGAAAGACTTGGTTCTGTTACCAGGATAATTTCCTTTTACATCATACTCTTGAGCAAGAGCAAAGGATCTGACCTCGTCTACGTTGTCATAAAAATTGTCTACAACTATAGTATTTGTGTCCATTATAAATTGAATTACATCAAATATACAATGAAATAGGGAGGGTTGCCCCTCCCCTTCAAAATTTATTCTTGCATGTCGGTGACTATTCCATCCTGGACCTCAATACTATAGTTTTGTCCTTCAACTTCCCATTGAATTGTTCCAGAGAAAGATCCTGAACCTGCTGGGCCTTGTGGGCCTGGGGGTCCTTGTGGTCCTGGAGATCCGCCACCTCCTGGTTGTCCTTTCTGTCCTTTAACAGATGGCCCTGGAGGTCCTGTGACCGATGGTCCAGGAGGTCCTGGAGGTCCTGTTACTGAAGGTCCTGGAGGCCCTGTGACCGATGGTCCTGGTGCTCCTTTCTGTCCTTTAACAGATGGCCCTGGAGGTCCTGTGACCGATGGTCCAGGAGGTCCTGGAGGCCCTGTTACTGATGGTCCTGGAGGTCCTGTTACTGATGGTCCTGGAGGTCCCGTGACTGAAGGTCCTGGCGCTCCTTTTTCCCCTTTGACTGAAGGTCCTGGAGGTCCTGTTACCGAAGGACCTGGAGGTCCTGGAGGTCCTGTGACCGATGGTCCTGGAGGCCCTGTGACCGATGGTCCTGGCGCTCCTTTTTGCCCTTTGACTGAAGGTCCTGGAGGTCCTGTTACCGAAGGACCTGGAGGTCCTGGAGGTCCTGTGACTGAAGGTCCAGGAGGTCCTGTGACCGATGGTCCTGGTGCACCTTTCTGTCCTTTAACAGATGGTCCTGGAGGTCCCGTGACTGAAGGCCCTGGAGGTCCTGGAGGTCCTGTGACTGAAGGTCCAGGGGGTCCTGTAACGGAAGGTCCTGGTGCTCCTTTCTCTCCCTTAACTGAAGGTCCAGGAGGTCCTGTGACTGAAGGTCCAGGGGGTCCTGGAGGTCCTGTGACCGATGGTCCTGGTGCTCCTTGTGGTCCTTTTGCTCCTGTAACGGAAGGTCCTGGAGGTCCTGTGACCGAGGGACCTGGAGGTCCTGCTGCTCCTTGATCTCCTCTAGGGATTGTAAAGTTTAATTCCGCCTCAGTTGAAGACCCTGAATTACTTACCGAAGCATCTGTTCCTTCATCTCCTGTTTCTGTGCTTCCTATGGCAATAGTTCCCGCAGGTCCTTGTGCTCCTTGTGGTCCTTTTGCTCCTGTAACGGAAGGTCCTGGTGCTCCTTTTTCTCCCTTAACCGATGGTCCTGGAGGCCCTGTGACTGAAGCACCTGGTGCTCCTTTTTCTCCCTTAACTGAGGGGCCTGGAGGTCCTGTAACTGAAGGTCCAGGAGGTCCTGGAGGTCCTGTTACTGAGGGGCCTGGAGGCCCTGTGACTGAAGCCCCTGGTGCACCTTTTTCTCCTTTGACCGAGGGGCCTGGAGGTCCTGTGACTGAAGGCCCTGGAGGTCCTGGGGGTCCTTGAACAGATGGCCCTGGAGGTCCTTGTGTTCCTGGCTCACCTTTAACGGAAGGTCCTGGAGGTCCCGTAACTGAGGCCCCTGGTGCTCCTTTTTCTCCTTTGACTGAAGGTCCTGGAGGTCCTGTGACCGATGGTCCAGGAGGTCCTGGAGGTCCTGTGACCGATGCTCCTGGTTCTCCTTTTGATCCTGTATCTCCTTTAGGAATAGTAAAAGCCAATTGCGCTTCTTCTGTTGAACCTTCGTTTGTTACGTTAGCGTCTGTTCCTGCGTCTCCTGTTGTTGTGCTTTGAACTTCTATAGTTGCCGCAGCACCTTGTGTTCCGACTTCTCCTTTAGTTCCTTGAAGACCAACCTCACCTTTTTGTCCTTTGACTCCAACGCCTATTTCTCCTTTGGCTCCTTTAATAGATGGGCCTGGTTCTCCATCTGAACCTTTTGTTCCTTTATCTCCTGTATCTCCTTTAGGAATAGTGAAAGCAAGTGACGCTTCTGATGCTGAACCTTCGTTTGTTACGTTAGCGTCTGTTCCTGCATCTCCTGTTGTTGTGCTTTGTACCTCTATAGTTGCAGCAGTACCTTGTGTTCCGACTTCCCCCTTAGTTCCCTGAAGACCAACCTCACCTTTTTGTCCTTTATCTCCAACTCCTACTTCACCTTTGGCTCCTTTAATAGATGGACCTGGTTCTCCTTCGGCTCCTTTTGCTCCTTTTGCTCCTGCTCCTATTTCACCTTTGGATCCCTTAACAGATGGACCTGGTTCTCCTTCGGCTCCTTTTGCTCCTGTTTCTCCTGCGGGAATTCCAAAGTTAAACTCCGCCTCAGATGAAGATCCTGAATTGCCTACAGTAGCGTCTGATCCAGCGGCTAATGTTTGTGTAGTTCCTATAGCAATAGTAGCGGCTGCACCTTGTGCGCCTATTTCGCCTTTGGCTCCTTTAACAGATGCACCTGGTTCTCCTTCGTTTCCTTTGATTCCTTGAAGACCTATCTCCCCTTTCTTTCCTTTGTCGCCTGGTGTTCCTACTTCTCCCTTTGATCCTTTAGAACCAGCGCCGATCTCACCTTTTGCACCTTTTGCTCCATCTGTTCCATCAAACTGAAAAGCAACATTAACAGTGTCATCATTACTAAACGGATTAGCAGCACTAGAGGAAGACATGGTTCCTGTTAGTTGTATCTCTCCAGTAGCAGTATCGCCTTCAGAAAATGCAAATTGTAAAAAGTTACCTGCGTTTTCCGCTGTTCCAGTTATAGTTACTGTGCCCGCTTGAGCGGACGTAACACCAGGAATAGTTATATTATCTCCATCGGTTTGATTTAAGATAATCCGTGTTGATGTGTTCTGCGTGGACTCATTACCACGAAGTTCTCCAGCACTAGGATTTCCTGATGTGTCTGTTTTAAAAGTATAAGGGAATACATTAGGAGCGCTCGGACCCTGAGCACCTTTGACACCAAGTGATCCTTTATCTCCTTTGGCTCCAACACCTACTTCTCCTTTAGTTCCTTGAAGACCAATTTCTCCTTTTTGACCTTTTACGCCTACCTCTCCCTTGGCGCCTATCTCTCCTTTTTCTCCTTTAGATCCTACTTCTCCTTTAGATCCTATTTCGCCTTTTTCACCTTTTGCCCCATCTGTTCCATCAAACTGAAAAGAAATAGTAACATCGTCCTCGTTAGTAAAAGGGTTACTATCACTAGAAGAAGTTATTGATCCTGTTAGTTGTATCTCTCCACTAGAAGTAGCGCCTTCTGTAAACTCAAACTGTAAGAAGTTACCTGTGTCTTCCGCTGTGCCCCTAATAACAACAGTTCCCGCTTGTGATGCAGTGACACCTGGTATGGTTACACTGTTGGAATCCGTTTGATTTATTACAATCTTTGTAGAAGTATTTTGAGTTGTCTCATTACCACGAAGTTCACCAGCACCAGGACTTCCTGTAACTTCAGTTTTAAACTTATATGGGAATATGTTCGGAGCGCTTGCTCCTTGAGAACCTTTTTGACCAGCGTCACCTTTAGAACCTTTGGCACCTGGTGTTCCTATTTCACCTTTTATTCCTTTCTCTCCAACGCCTACTTCCCCTTTGGCCCCTTTGTCTCCAACTCCTATTTCTCCTTTGGCCCCTTTGTCTCCAACGCCTATCTCACCTTTGGAACCCTGCGCTCCTTTGGCTCCATCTGTTCCGTCATATTGAAAAGAGATAGTAACATTGTCATCATTGGTGAATGGATTACTGTCACTAGAAGAAGTTATTGTTCCTGTTAATTGTATCTCAGAACCAGTGGTATCACCTTCAGAAAAGGCAAACTGTAAGAAGTTACCTGTGTCTTCCGCTACACCTCTAATGACAACAGTTCCTGCTTGTGATGCAGTAACAGCAGGAATAGTATTGCTATTAGAATCTGTTTGATTTAAAATAATTCTAGTAGATGTGTTCTGTGTGGATTCATTACCACGAACTTCACCAGCACTAGGATTTCCTGATGTGTCTGTTTTGAAAGTATAAGGGAATATATTGGGAGCGCTTGCTCCTTGAGAACCTTTTTGACCAGCAGTTCCTTTAGATCCTTTATCTCCAACACCTACTTCTCCTTTGATTCCCTTGTCACCTGGTGTTCCTACTTCTCCTTTTATTCCTTTAGATCCTACTTCTCCTTTAGCGCCTTGAAGACCTACTTCTCCCTTTGCTCCTTTGTCACCTGCTGTTCCTTTATCTCCTTTGTCTCCGTCTGCAATAAATGATAAAGTAACCACATCAGAGGCATCAAAAGGATTGCTACCACTTGAGGAACTAACACCTCCAAATATTGTTATTTGATCATTTTCGTTAGGCCCCTGAACGCTTGTCATGGTAAAGATCAGGAAGTCATTAGCGTCTGCTACGCCTCGAATTGTTAATACGCCTGGCGCTGTTGGCGTTGATATAGTATTGTCCGCTAGATCCTTTTTACTTAGCGCTATTTGAGTTGATAAATTAGTAGTAGAGTCGTTACCCCTTACCTCTCCATCATTTGGAATTCCTGTAGTCGTGTTATCCCAGTTATAATCGTAAGTATTACTAGGGTTTTGACCCCGTTGTCCTTTTGCTCCTACTTCACCTTTTTGACCTTTGTCCCCTGGTGTTCCTACTTCTCCTTTGGCTCCTTTGTCACCTGGGGTTCCTACTTCTCCTTTGGCTCCTGGATCTCCTTTTGATGCAGCACCGCCTGGCGCTCCTTGTATTCCTTTATCTCCTTTGGGTCCTTCAACGGTGGATGGTAAACCTTTTTCTCCTTTAGGTCCTTCAACAGTTGATGGTACGCCTTTATCTCCTTTGGGTCCCTCAACACTAGATGGTAAACCTTTGTCTCCTTTAGGTCCTGCAACAGTAGACTCTGCACCTTTATCTCCTTTAGGTCCTGCAACACTAGACGGTAGACCTTTGTCTCCTTTGTCTCCGACACCCACTTCTCCTTTGGCACCTTGAAGACCAACCTCACCTTTTTGTCCTTTAGTTGCTACTCCTGGTATTCCTTTTTCTCCGACACCTACTTCTCCTTTTGCTCCCTGAAGACCTACTTCGCCTTTGATTCCTTTATCTCCTTTGGGTCCTGCAACACTAGACGGTAAACCTTTCTGACCGTCATCACCTTTAGTTCCTTTAGCGCCTTTGTCTCCGTCTCCGTCTAAACCTTTTTGACCTTTAATTCCTTCATTACCTTTGTCTCCTTGTGAACCTTTATCGCCCTGTGAACCAGTGGCGCCTTTATCTCCCTGCGGTCCAACGGCGCCTTTACTTCCTGGAAGTTGTTCTACGGCTCCATTTTTTACCTCTATGGTTATAGGGGCTGGTTGAGTAATGGTTATTACATCCCCGTTTTCTGAATTTGATACTCTTAGGTCTGACATAATTTAGTTTACAATATTTTGCTGTACAGTAAATGTTCCGTAGAACCAAGTTTCTTTTTCTCCCGTAGCCGTCAGGTTAAACTCTACACCATAAACATATGTGCCAGCGTTTACTGTCATGTTAGTGTCTGTAATAGTTATAGTAAGTAATCCTGCATCAGTTCCAGTAATTGTAATGTTACTGTTGGAAATAATAATAGGGCCATTGTCATACTCCCTTACTTGCATTTCATAAGTATACAAGGTTAAATCTATAGCCGTTCCGCTGGAATCTTTAATGTTTGCTTTTAAGATAAAAGTATTTGCGCGTCTGCAACAAATATTTAATTGAGACGCCGCAGATAGATCCACATTCTGTGGGTTTTCACATCTGCAAGAAGAAGAATTACAAGTACAAGCCATGGTACAAATTTACTCGTTTAATAATACGTCTAGGAGGTCGTCGGTTTCTTCTGCTAACTCACCACGATCACCTTTACGTTGAGAGATTAATTTGGATTGTTCGACGGCTGAAAGTTTTATTCTTTCATCCTTCCTTGTTTCTTTTACATCGTCTAAGTTTTCCCTTCCAGCAGTTTCAATTTGCTGTTGCTGAAGAGAATACTCACCCCTAATTTTAGCAAGTTCCATCTCATAAAGATGCTCTACCTCCATTACTTTTAATTTAACCTCTGCGTCAACGGATGCTTTTTGAATATCAAGTTGAAGTTCTACTTGTTTCTTTTGAATCTCAGCCTGTGCTGCCGCTTGACTCGCTTGAATATTAGACTGCGCTGTCATTTGCGCTTGGGCTTGTTGCTGTTGCTGTTGTGAGTCTCTTCTTTTAGCAATACGAACGGCCATTAATCTTTCAGCCTGATCTGGGTCTCTAAGTTGTCTTATTGCCTGAACGTCTGTTAAGTCTAACTGGCCGCTTTGTAAAGCAATCGCTAAACTCTGTTCTAAATACGCTCTGTCAGCGTCACCCATTTCTGTTATAACTCTAACTCCAAAGTTATACATGGTTAATCTCTTGAAAGAAGACATGACCGCCATGTTGGTTTCACCAATGGCGTTTTCATACATCTTGTAAAGAATACTTTTATCAGGCATTATCTGAACACACTTAACTATATCCTCACAAACCCTACGGAATAAAACCATTGCTGCATTTTGAATATCATACAATGCATTATTCCCTGCTGCTAGGGCTTGCTTCTGAACTCCAACGAGTACATCCCCTTTTGGTGAAGAGCCGTCCATGACCTCATTAATCCCGGTAGCGTCTCGTATCATCGCTAGGTAATGATTATAGATAGCAACAAGTTCAGATATGTTTCTTATCTGATTTTGTATTTCCCTAACAGGTGGGTTCTGGAATCCTCCTTCTGGATTTTTAGACCTATAGTAAAAGACACCTGTCTGTTCGTATATGTCTTGGATCTCTAAAGGTTGTAACTCGCCGCCTCTTCCAAGTTGTACATTTTCTAATCCTTCAATATCTATAACAAGACCGTCAGGTTTTGCTTTTGCAATTGACTGTTGAAGTTTTAAGTGGGTGATCTGCAACATGTCTGCAAATCCTATTACGCTAGAAACTAGAGACTTAGGCATCATGTCTCGCATGTTTAACGCGATCATCGAGTAAGACAATCTAGCCTTAGAAATATCATAAATGTTTTTAGGAACATTTTTACACTGACCATAGTCGTACAAGAACTCAGTACCCAAAACATACTTACCTCCATATACTGTTTCATTATTCATGAATACAGGCTTGCGATCATATACTGATTCGCGAGGGGCTTCGTATGATGTTCCTTTGTAGTAAAATCCAGCATTACCATATTGAGATTCTTTATTCTCATAGATCATACTGTCCACAGACTTAAACTCAAACTCTAATACTTGAACAGAAAACTCATCATATCCATAACGATTTTGATTTCCAGCATTGGTATACGATGACTGCATAAACGCATTAGGGTCATTACCATACTTATTCATTACAGTCTTGGCAATCTCTTGATACTGGGCTTCAGTAAACTGGCTACCGGCAGTTCTTTTTAGTTCAGATATACTTATTCTTCTTATGTCTCCAGCATAGACCAGATCGTCTAGATTCGGGTCTGTTGTATAAGAGTGAAGAAAATAAGCGGGATCAACATAGTTTGTTTTGATACCATAGTTAGGATCGTTTTCTCTTTTAACTACGGCTACTCCACAAGTAACCAAGTCCTCAACAGACCTTCGAAAAATCTTTTCGTCAAAGTCATTCCAAGACAAGGTAAGTTGCGCGGCGAGTTGCGCCGCTACTTCAGCATCTGTCTTTACATTGGTGTCTAAAAATATTTCTAGTTCTTCTTTGGTTTGCGGTAAGTCGTCAGGATTAACATCTACATCTAAACCAGCCTCTTTTGCCTCCCTTATAAGATCAATGTTTTCCATTCGCACTATTGTGCGTTTTTTCTTAATGTCTTTCTCTGATTGAGAAAGTGGATCAACCGCCTCTATCTGGGGATAGGGCTTCTGTGATAATATTTTATTTACAACAATTTTAGCGAACTTAGGAACAATAGGGACAGGGGTATAGTCCAATGTGAGCAGGGTTCCGTCTCCATTATTTGCGTTGATGGAGTTTAATATTTGTCGGTAGATCTGTGTGTCTTGAGTTCCGTTTGCATAGGCCCTCGATGTCTCAAATGAATTGAACCTCTTTCCGTAAAGATTGTTAGTGCTGTCGCTGCCCATCCACTGTGCGTAGATGGCTTTTGCCCAAGCAAGACCGTAAGCCTGCGTGAGTTTTTCTTCGGTTGATGCTAACGCGTCGGGAAATGTTGAATAACCGTTCGCTGGACGACTTTGTGACATATGTATCTAAAAAGATGGTATACAGTTAACTTATGCAAATATAAGTTAAATAGTAGCCGTCATGGGAGGCGGCTCAATCCATCAACATAGTCTGCCCAATAACTTTTTGACTTAAAACCTTATTTACTTTAATTTGAACTTGCCCTTTGTATGTTTTTGCGAACAACCTGTCCTTTAGCGAGGCTATACTTTTATCATCTTTAATCATGATTTCTTGGGGATCGCAATACTTAGAAACGCACCACTCTTTTGATTTAAGATAAGGTTGTTGTCTTTTTTTATTGGGGTAAAACTTTCTGTAACCAATCTCAAGGTGGAGGTAGTATATGTCTCTGGACTTCATCTTAAAATAACTTTACCTTGTCTAAACCACTTCTTATCATTATAGTTTGTTTTTGCTACTGGTTTTATATTACCCTGCGCGGCAAGCAACGCTAAGCCGCTGGAAATAGTAAGGTCAAACTTAGTTCTATCGTCTATCTTATAATTTATCCAGTCTTCTAGTGTTCTTTGAAAAGGCATTCTACCCATCTCTATAGACTCTTCGTTTAGCCCAACATGTGAATGTATGTACGCTTCAATAGATTGAGCATGGGCCTGTATTATTTCTTGAGAGTTCGATGGTATACCTTTTGTTTTGGTTTTAGAACCAAACCCTGACCCAAGGTGCTGAGGTCTGTCTAAAAGGTAATGATCATATCCTCGTGTTTCAAAATACCTGGCTATACCGTACTTGTTATTTTCTATCAAAACAGGATAGCCATAATACTTAGCGGCCATCAATATGTCTTCATAAAAAATCTTAGCAAGAGGGGGACGGCTTGCATACTCGGCTACAAACATATTTGCTGGATACTCTGTAGAGAATTTATTATAAAAGTGACAAGCCCCTTTTGATCCCCTGCCATCTACAGTTGCGTCAATGTCATATGAGTCAACACCACCACAACCTATAAGTTTGTTTTCTGGCCCATTTTTATTTCTCATATCTATAGGTGGTAGCCAGCCTATCTGCCATCTTCCGTTAGGGTCTGGAGCAAAGACTACTTCAGAGTCTTGTTTACCATTCTTCCAAATAAAATTACCCTTAACTACCGGTGAAGGATACAGTTCCTCATTGTGTTGTATCTGTTCATATATTTTCTGAACATTAAAGACTGAAGACTTTGCACTATCCCTAAACGCTTCTTGCTCGGTAAATGGAAACTGACGTATGACTTCATTTAGTTCGTAGTTATCATCGACCAATGCTTTTCTTTCGTTCTTTAAAAAAGTCTTAGCCCCAATAGTTATTTGTTCACCATCCAGACCTTCTACGGGGTTTGCTGGGTTGTCAACTACAGGAATACCATATTTGTTAAAGAAGCCCTCTAAGGCTTCGTATGCAGGTATAAAGATGCGATACAACCCACTCTTGGTTCTGTCATTTTCATTCCTGTCTTTGGGATCGCTATTGTAAACTACATTTCTAAAATTAGCACCACCTTTATCTAAAGGATTAACCGTACTTCCTACCAATGCCTTTCCTACAATTCGACGTCCAACAAGTAAACAAGTTCTATGTATTCTCCAGGACTCTCTTATATCTGTAGGTCTTTCCCACTTGCCTGCCTCATCCATGTATAGTATGTGGAGTTTCTCTCCATCATATGCATTATTTGTAGTGTTCTTCCAGTTAACTATAGAGTTAAGGGCGTCNCCCTGAACAGATGTTTTGTTCTTCTTTGTTATTCTTTTTGACGGCTCTCTAAACGCTAACTCCATTCGAGGGTTTGTAGTTCCATCTTGAATGGGTTTAAAGAAAAAAGGATAAGACTTATAAATAGGTACAACCTTTTTCATAAAGATATTCTCTTGTGCGTCTGTTCCAGTCTTAGACATAATGCCAAGCAGTTTATCTTTAACCTGAGTTGCTTCCCCTACCAGCAAAGAAGAAGACATTTGAGTATAGCCAGAACGTCTACACTTTGTGTATACTTGTCCTAGACATCTTGGGTCTCTGAAGCATGCCTCCATGTGTAAGAACAGTTGCTGTTGGAACTGTAAAAAACTGGGGTATCCCACATCAATCTTGGACCACTGAAGAAAGAAATAGTGGTGTCCTGAGATATAGGTTGGTTCTCCGTTATTGTAAAACCAAACTCCGTTTCTTCTTCTTTCATATTCTGTTTTAATATAAGATTCATATTTTTTTCTAAACTCATCTGGAGTTTGAGACCATTCATCCATGGAAGATATTAAGGCTAAGTCACTTGGAAGTTCCTGGCGTTTCCAATACTGATCTTGCTTCTTTAAGTTATGAAATAATATTTTCTTTTTGGTGGGGACCTTTGGTAACTGGATTGGCAAATCACCTATGCTTATAACCTTACCCTGAGTTCCATCTGGACATATGTTTACCACAGGCTCCTCTCTACCTTCTAGGTCTACAAGAACACTCACGGCCTAGAGTATTGCTCCGCAAATCCACTTGAGTAATCCTTAGCACCTTCTATCGTTCCATCTTTAGTTAGGCTATTTATAATAGCCGTAGTCTTCTCTATCTCTATAATTAATTCTTTAGCATCTACTGCTGTTTGCTTAATTGCCTGGAGTTCTGCTTTACGCTGTGAACCTGACAGTTCATTGTCTACAGGTTTTTTAATTTCTTCAATCATGTTATGTACCGCTATTTGCATAGAAGACCTAAGGTTTTTAGCCGTAGCGATATTGTCGTATTTATTCTTGGACTGTCCCATGTACTGCATCTATTATAGTTCTGTACACTTTCTCACCTTCTACTTCCATTTCGTAATCTGAGGAGTCTCGAATCCAACAAGTGTCGCCTACATTTAATCCTATCTCTTTCGCTACTCGACTAGGATATTTTAAGATACCATATTTTCTACCGTGATCGTAATTTTTTTCATCTAAGACAAGTTCAAACATTGAAGACTTAGGTAAGACAGGCTTCCATGGTTTCAGGAACAACCAATTACCTAGGGTATGTATCTGGTTATCTTGATTATAAGCAAAGGCTTGATTGCCAAAGTGATCCCATTCGTCATAGACAACATAATACAATCTCTTTTGATGGTCTATAATTTGACCCCTTGGGCCTTTATTTTCCTTCATCTCTTTACCTTCGGATCCGTCTAAGTGAACCCCTCCTAATACTACATTATGATGAAAGTAAAGAAGGTCTCCGGGCTTGGCTCCTGTTTTATGCTTCTCTGGGGTTGCAACAATTTTTGCAGAAGAAACTCTATTTGCAAACTCATTCCACTTTGCGTCAAGATACATTTCCTTGTCACCAATCTTTACGGTCTCTTTAAGTGTTTTAGGAATGTGTACTATAAAATGATACAATCCTTTCATGAGAAATCACAATCATGCTCTATAAGACAAGGCATACTTTCTACCGTCTTCCACAACATTATACCATCCTCCTCATTTTCTATGTATATTAACCAGCGGTTAATTCCATACTTAGACATACACTTATCGTCTTTGACGATGGCGTGAACTTTACCTGCTCCCGCTCTTTGCCCAACATAGTATGCCATCGCATCTTTAGGATTTTGACCTACTACTATTTTTCTTATTAAATCCACTTTTTCTCAATTTACTTATATTAATCTTTATTTAACCAGTGGTCGATTGATGAGGTATCTGTTTCAGAACTTACTGTGTTAAAGTAATCAAGGAGCATAGTCTGAGTCATTGTCTGAATCTCTAGGGGAGTTTCTGCGCTAAACCCTGACATGTGTTCTACTTGAGAATGACCATCAATATCTTCGCTCATGGGTCTCATAATAGCAAAACAATAACAAGCCATAAAGTCGTTTTCTAGTCCATTGTCTTTGACGAGATCTGAAATCTCATCGATCTTATCTCTTATCTGTAGAAAAGTTTCTGCTCTTATTTTCTCTTCGTAGTTGTCGCTCATAACGTATACTAAGTTACGCTATCTGTGTTACAATGCAATATGAGTTGGTAGAGTATGTGGCTGTAATAGACGAAGACATAAATATAGAGAAGTCTTCTCCTGCTGTTACTTGTCTTGTTCCCGTTAAGGTAACGACTCCCAAGTTTTCTGAATTCATAGTTTGATTCATTTCTTGAAAAGTTGCCGTGTTGCTATTGTCTACTATTTTAGCATTAACAACAGGTGTTCCTGAGGAAGATTCTATCTGCATACAGACTTCAAACTTATATGTTCCCGAAACATTTATTAATATTGAAGATCTCAATTCAGCAGCGTCTTGAAGTTGTATTTGATCTGTGACACTAAATCCAGCGGTAGAAGATTTTCCTGCGCCATCAGCAATAGACTGCCAAGAAACAACTGTAGATGCGGTTGGTATAGATGTGCCTGCATTAGCAACTAAAGAAAGAACAGGCAAGAAGTTTGTGGTTCCTGCCGAATTCTGAACAAAAGTTACTAAGTCTGAAAATAATATATACTTATAAGAAGATGTAGATTCATCCCATATTAAATATTTATCCGCAGGAAGTGCTGTTGTAGATGTTAACTGAGAAAGGTTAACAGGATCGTCAACACCGATGGTGTTTCCTGTAGCAGCCAATGGTGAGTTTGCAGTTATTGAAGCACTACCAAATGCTGATGTATCTAGTTCTCTTGTTACTACAGTACCTGATGTTGCTATAAGCAACGCTGTCAACTCTGTAGAAGTTGTTGCAGGCTGGGGAACAATAGATAAAGCGCCAGCGACTTCTACGTCGCTAGTAGATATTTTTAATGCTGAGTTATTTCCGTCTCCGTCCTGCACACTTTGCTTAGTTCCAGAGAGTGTAGATGTTGCCATCTTCAATAATATATTGAAAGAGTCTTTTATTTTAGTTCCACTAAGTGATGCCATATCTTTACTTTTTTACAAAGATACAATTAATAGATCATGCCTAAGAGCCGTGTGAAAAGGAGCAAGATGTTCAGGGACTTTTCCTTTATAGATAAGAAATCTATTGGAAATAATTACGTCAAGAATTACAAAAGGGTAATGAAGAGAGCCGTGAATACTTATGGCTTGAGTGCTAGGCAGATACTGTTTTTAATTCATGCTTACGACTTAGAGTTCTGGACTTTAGATTATATATCCAAATCACTAGAGGAACGCAGGAATCAAATAGGAATTAAAGTTTTATACCCTTTGCAAAACAAGGGCTATGTATATAAGCACTTTGATAAACTAACGCCATCAGACAGTTTAGAAGATCATATCTTTAGGGATGAAACAAAATACAATTATCGAGTGAGGTATGCTATAACTCAAAAAGCCAGACTTCTTGTTTCCAGGTTCTATAATATGCTTGAAGGCAAAGTTAAATGATGGAAGATGTTTCTTTTTTTATGTTGGCATACAGCCAACCCAAAGCAACCGACGAGTGCTTAAAGTCAGTTAGAAAATATTACAAGACAGAAAAGATTGTAGTCTTTGAAAACGGGACCAATGTTTTAGAAGACATATGCGTAAAGCACAACGCAATATATATACATCAGACTAGAAACTATCAAAAGCCAAGACCTGGCTTGGGTAAGTACGCCTCAATGAAAGATCTTAATGATTTTATAATCTTCATGAATCAACATAAAGTGGCCTGTGAATTAACAGATACTAAGTGGTTAGTGTTCCTGGAGTCTGACTGTTTACTTAGAAGAAGGTTTGAGTATTTCCCTAAGGTGAGTGTAGGTGGACACTTACACAATATAAACACCTTCAGTAAAAGTACAACGGGGTGCATTAATAGATTTCGAAAAGGAGATCATAAAGAAGAGTATGTCTATTCTCTTTCAGGAGGTAGCGTGGTTAATAGAGAGGATCTAATGCGAGTATGTTTATCTAACTGGAAAAAGCATTTACTGTACGCCATGGATGTCAATAGACAATCTGAAATAAGATGCAGAGACGCAACCCTTAGTTATTTGTTTTATATAAACGAACTAGAGATAGAAGACTGGAAAGAGTTGACAGAGATAAAATGGTCTGACGAATTACGATCTCTCACAGCAGCAATGGTTCACGACTTTAAATATTTTTATGAGTAAGGTTTTTTAATCGTCTATTATATGGTCAGAGTATTCGTCCTCTAATCTGGGGTAACTAGATTTATCTTCATCCATCCATATGTTGCAAACACTAGCCGTAAGTTGAAAATATTCTACCTCAGAAAGCCCAGTTCCTTTTTGCATTTCTGAAACCCTACAGATATTCGGCCTGGTTTCATATATAGAACAAGAGTTATCTGATTTTAGATTAGTGCAGGAGCCGTCGGCATTGACGGATAAATTATTAAATGCTAGTATCTCTTTAGGCATTGTGCCTACCCTTCGGCAACACGCGCCACATCCATTACATTTAAACTCCAGTGACACAGTTTTGATACCTGTATGGTCTATTGGTAAGGGTTTCTTCTTCTCTTGTTTTTTTAGTAATGACTACACAATTATGAGCAAATGTAATAGTAGAGATACTTAAACTATTTTTGCTTTGATTGAACTCACTATTAATTTGATCAGGAATTCTTCTTAGATAATCCATAATGCTAAAGTGTCCTATAGTATATCCGTAAACCGAAGATTCAGGATGCCAATAATTACACTCTATATCTTCAATAATATAAATACCACCCCACTCAAGAGTGTTCTCAAACAACTCTAAAAACGTAATCAATTGATGCTGAGGGTGATGCGATCCATCATCTATAACAAACTTACAAGAGGGAACAGTTTTAACTATTTCTTTTAAATCCTCTGGCTTGCTTTGGTCAAATTTATAAACAACACTCCTTTTGTTTTGCTGTTCTTTATCTATGTCAACACCGTATATTGATGCGTGAGGAAAATATCTTTCCCAGAGTTTTAAAGATCCACCATCGTCGACCCCGATTTCGAGCATGTTAAACTTACTATTCCTTAGTGGCTCTAAAAATAAAGGGTAAAACCTATCGTATCTGTGATGTGGTATTTTGTCAGTAAGGTTTTTTCCTATGGTGTAAAAATCTTTCATATCACTAAGATAGACATAGTGGAGAAGACTCCCAATAATAATCCTAAAGCCAATGCAAAAGAAAGATAAATAAATAACTCTCCTTGATCTATTTTACGCATTTCCTGATCTTCCTGCTCTACCCATAGCAGCAAATTTCTTAGGGCCATACTTTTTTCTTCCTATTGAGGCAGCAATCGCGTTGGCTGCCGCCTTGCTCTTGCCTGATTTTTGAATCTTCTTAGATAACTTCTTGAATCGCATTCCTGACTTTGCAGTAGGAATTTTATCTTCTAATTCTTCTCCCACGCTACCTGCTCCAATTTGTCCTATTGCTGCACTCGCGCCTCCCTTCAAAGCACCTTTAAGTGCTCCAGTTAATACTGCTCCTCCGCTAAAGAAATCTCTAGTTTGTTTTGACGGCTCCATTGCTTGTATGCCCTCACTCATTCCTTCTTTTCCCATGCTTGACACAATGTCTTTAATTGACCCAAACTGTTTATCAGTTAGTTTTTGGGTCTTTAATTCTCTTGATGGCCCTCCGTTCTTAGAAACCTTTACTCTTTGCTTTCCTTGCTTAGGCTCATCGTCCATCATTAATCCAGTCAACATATTTATTTTCTGTTGCTCAGTCATAGACGCTCTTCCTTTTCGTGTACGTTCAGACTGTCTTTCAAAGTATTCTTTGTCGCTCAATGGTTTTGCTCTTTTAACCCCTTTAGTTGGAGCAGCCTCTGGAACCATACCCATTTCAGATTTCTTTCTCTTAGCCATACCTCCCTCTTCAAAAAATTGACCTAGTTGAATATTCTTAACACCTATAGAGTTTATATCATTGCTACTGAACGATAGATACTGTGCTAGTGCTGCTTGTCTTTCTGGACCCGCTGGAATAGATAAGAGATCATAGTTAGATACCTTTCCTCCTCTTTTATATGTCTTGGCTTTTCCTCCTTTTTTCATGGTTCGATATTGTTTAGTTTTCTTGGCGATGTTTTTTGGTTGAGCAACAAACTGCTTTCCTTTTTTAGTTCCTTTTCTTTTGGCTGCCGTAGTGGCTGCATACTCTTCATCAGTTAGATTATCGATAGCAGCCTTTGGCAAATATCGTTCTCCAGTCTCTGAAGACTTCTTACCAGACTTAGTCCTCCATTTCTGAGCGGTCCAGTTCTTTAATGACTGTTGTGACTTTTTTAATGCCATCAGTTTGTATAGCCCCCTCCAGCCTTTTTATAAGCAGAGGCTAACATTTGTGCTTTCCTTGCAGACCATTGTCCTGCACCGCCTCCTTTAGTTCCAGCCTTTATTCTGTTGAATATTCTTTTACGCATTGTTGGCTTAGTATAATTACCTGCGGCATTTACTCCTCCACTCTTATAGTAAGACATTCCACTTGGCGCAGATACATCTACTCTCATTCCTTTGTTGGCTTTCTTAGCGTGGTCTACTAATTTAAAGTCAGCCGTCCGGCTCGCCCCAGGGTGTGGTTTATAATCTCCCTTCATTAAGTAATACCTGCCACCTTCCAACATCCAATGATGTCCTTCTGGCGCGGGCACCTTTGCTTTCTTGCTAGAAATATTTAAGGTTCCTTTAGGTACTGAAGAAGATTCTTTTTTCCTGGTATATTTCTTGACGGCCATTCTACAAATTTACAATAACCAGTCGTACTTTTTAGGTACCGAGAATGAAGGACAGGCTTTGGCTGCGAATTCATTGTGGCCATTGATCCTAATCTTTCCATAATCTCTATACTTCTCCCTAATAGCGAGTATAAGGTTCACCATTGCAGTGTCCTGCTCTTCGGTCATGGTGTCTTTCGGCGTCTTGCCATCCGCCTCCACACCACCTATATAACATACACCAATACTTCCTTTATTTCTTCCTTTGCAGTGAGCACCCATTCTTTCTACTGGACGGCCTTCATGTACTGATCCATCAAGATAAATAACATAGTGGTATCCGATATCACTCCATCCTCTTTTGATGTGCCACTCTCTAATAGTCTCTACTGATACATCCTGCCCTTCTCTAGTTGCAGAGCAATGCAATATAATACTGTCGATTTTTCTCATAAGACAAATGTATATATCTTAGTCTTAATGATTACGAGAGAGAAATATCTTCAGAAGAAAAAATGGAGAAATAAAAAGTTAAAAGAATTCTACGCATACAAGAAAACACTATCGTGTGAAATATGTGGTGAGTCTCATTACAGATGCTTAGAGTTTCACCATATAGATCCTTCTAGTAAAATAGCCCATATTGCTAACTTAGCAAAATCAGCATCTACGACTACGCTAATGAATGAGATTAAAAAGTGTAAGGTCTTATGTGCCAACTGCCATAGAAAAGAACACGATGTTATTGGGAACTTAGGTCATAAGATTAGCCGTCAAGGGCCACCCACCAATCAGATGTCTTTGTTCTAATAGGTGTTGTAACAAGTATTGCATACTAACTTTTTTTACTGTACCTTCGCTTTGATCTTCATTGATTCATTCATCTGAATGACGAGGGGTCGCGTAAGCAAATGACCCCGTAAGATAGATCGATCCACTAAACTTGTCGGAATATCCATATCCGGAAAACGACGCAGCAGGAACATTAGAATACGCGCTAAAACTGTATATACAATATACACATGTTTGAACACGCTTCAAGCGCAAAGCGCTTCCGCTTGGACCACTTGCTGTTACGGCTTATTCTCTACACACAACATAACTACATTTCGAGCACAACACTCTCCACTAACGTCTCTCGCAAAATAATATGAGATATGTTTACCCTGGGGATTATATAATATAATATCCTTAATTTATTTTCTCCTAAACTCTTTTTTCTTGCCCACCCCCCTCGAATATCTTTTATACTTTACAAAACTTTTGTCGTTTCTCAGGTCCAACCATACAAGACAAAAACAAATATTACCACCGGATCAATTATTAAACTATAATAAACTTGTATCGTTTTATAATAGTAAAGCAAATCATTCATCCAGGCTAACCATTCAACCAAAACCTTTAGGCCTTCCCTTAAATTGTGCAAGTCCTACGGAAGTACTGCACAAACAACACCCCACATTTGAGAACATATATATTTAACCTTAAAAGATAACACACTAGCCCCGCCATACAAATAGTATTCCTTTGATATGCTCGAAAAGTAGGTCCAACTATCAAGCGTTAAACCGGACCACTAAAAACATTTGTGTAATTAGTTAAATATATTTGTGTAATTGGTAAAAGTTTTGTATCATTGTTATGTCGATGGGGTTACCCTCGGCATTCTAACCAAAACGAAAATCAACATGGAACACAATACAATGAAGGTATACATCAAGAATGTATATGGCAAGCAAATGATTTACCCACTTTGCCGAAAAGCGCAAATCCTGTGCGCAAATACCGGCCGATCAACATTCGGCGAATTTTATCTAAACGCATCAAATGACATGAATGATCAACTGCCATGGATTAATCAAATTGGCTTTGATGTTGTTCTAGGTCATGAATTTGAAAAAGATACATTATGAACATTTACGATATCAAACGCGCAACCAAAGAAACCGCGCCTTATTACTTCAGCAAAAAAACCTTGGCCCACTTTGGGCAAACGATGAAGGACTTTACGGTTCGCAAATTAGAAAGCGGAATGTACGTTGTCGAGGCCCCTTCATACGATCGAGAGGGCAAATTTATGGGGTATAGTTTACGGATATTTGATCCGGCAACTAATGAGTTAATATTCCCGGATAAAGTAAAATGGTATTCGGGCGGAAAGGTCGCACCGGTTAAAAAATCGCTCGATAAGCAAAGGAGTGCAATACAATTACTCGAAATGAATACCGAGCATGCATTGCGATTGATTCCGTTTAAGGCCCAAATTAAACTCATTAAGGAAATAAGAAAGGATTTGGAATCTGAATGAAACCCTAAACCCCTCCACTAGTCCGCCATAAAACGCGGGCTTTTGGTGGTACAAACCATTAATAAACTTTAAATAATCTCTAGCCATGGAAATTCTAAAAACAAACGTAACAAAGATAGGAAACGATATATATTCCTATAAGACAAAGGTCGCAGTAATCGAGGGTAAAAATCTTCGCCTATTAGATTGGGAAATTGTCCGCAAATGGAACAACGAAACCCAAACCATAACTAAATCCCCCACTACTAGCCGGCACATAAAGTATGTCGCCGAAAAGTTAAATCTTAATATAGTTTAGTTATGAAATCAAATATTATATCTAGTCCAATAATTGGATACATTACAGATGTTAATTGGGACGAAAACCCATACTACGAAGTAAAGTATCTCAATAGTAAGGATCAAGTTACTTTTAAAAACTTCGACACAATGAAGGAGGTTCAAAAGCATTTATCCAAATTTAGAATTAACGGATCAACTCAATATATTATATTATGAAGTTATTTAATTTAACCCCATACCACCGGCGCAAGATCAAAACGAATCTTATGAATGCGTACAATATGCGTACGCCGGAAGATGTAAAGCAAGGCCTCGAATGGTATCCCCGCGCGCATGATATTTGCGCTGACATGGGCAAAGAATTGGATTTTAATTCTCAGTCTGTCGCCCACGCATTAAGTGCGCTCAGTCCACGCAATAAGTGGGAACGTAACATAATCGATGCGCGCAACGTATTGGAAGCCGTAAACGATGGAAAGGGGCCGGACGATGTGAAGGTATGCACCTTCAATACTAATAAGGTAAAGGCCTTTGAAATAGCACGCGGGAATTTGACCATTGATAAGGTATCGCCAAAAACGTACTCATTTGTTAAGAATATCGCTGAACTAGACGAAACAAGGGTAACCATTGATGTATGGCATTTACGCGCATCCTTTGGGAAGACAATTGAAAGCGGACTGACTCCATACCGGTATAAAGTTATTGAGGATATTACTTTAAAATGCGCTCGCGAAGTAGGTCGAAAGGGCTACGAATTTCAAGCGATCGTTTGGGGTATAGTTAGAAACAAATCAATTAATAATAATTAAATCATGGGATATATATATTTTATTAAAGATTGGGCCGGCTATAGAAAATTCGCGCCGAAGACCTTCAAGACTACAGAAGATGCATCGGATTTTCTTTTAACAAAAGTAAACGAAGATGAACTAGAGGAATTCGTTATTCATTCGATCATGATAACCCTGCCACCGGATGCAACACCACATGAGTTGAGCATTTGGGAAAGTCAAACGAAGGTACGTTGTAATTTAATTACTGAGTAACCCTTAACAATATACTTTGGTTAGTTATCCATTGCCTCGGTCCTATAAAACGGTCCGGGGTTTTGGGGTGCAAGGCAATGAAGTCTAGCATTAAATATATAACAATGAATAAAAAATCAGAATTAAAACACGTACAAAGCCTATTAGATGAGGCATATGGAATAGTAATGAACATTACAGAAAATGATCATCCAATTTTACACAAAATAGATGAGGTCCAAAATAATATCGATGAATTATAAATTAAATAAAATGGAATACAGGGCAACTATACAATGGAACGATAACTTAAACTATGAAGATGTTATTGTGACCACCAACAAAGAAACGGATGACGACGATTATATATTCTTTTATTTTAAAGACGAAGATGAAATAATTTCTTATAAGCAAAGGGGAATGCATGAGTTTAAAATCATTGACCATTATCCAATCGTAACAAATGTAAACTTTAATAAAGTATAAACATGGAGGAAGGTAATAAGTTGATAGCGGAATTTATGGGTGGTAAATTATCTCAAGATGGGTATAGAGTAGAATTTCCATTGTCAGATAATGAGGCAAGAATATTTAATGTTGCGAATAGCCCCATAACATTTGATAAAGGGTTGACACAAATAAGTTATGTTGACGAGTTAAAATATCATTCCTCTTGGGATTCGCTGATGCCCATAGTACACAAGATTATAAAATCAAGAGATGATCAAAATGCTGATTGGGATTTATACGAAACAATCCACAACCTAAATTATTCTTTGCAGACTACCAACATTGAATTAGTTTATCAAGCAGTAGTAGAATTTATTAATAGAAATTATGACAAGTAGAGAAATTGAAATTATAGATGCGGTCGGTGAGTATGTCGACCGAAAGTTCGGGGATGATGCCTATGATGGCGAGAGTTATACCGAAGAGGTTCAAGATTACTTTAATGAACTACTAGATAGAGTAGAGGATGCGTATAGTGATGTTGATCTGTTGGCTTTCCCTTGTCCTAATTGTTCCTATGACGTAACATTTATAGACTCAGATGATGGGGACTTGGTCATGGCGGGACATGATTGTTCGAATGACGAAGATGTTGAGCCGTACACGCTGAGGTCTATTGAAGATCAAGCAAAAGAGATGTATCAAGATGAGATGGCAACACGTACACTTAAAAATGCTTTAGGATTATGAGTGATATCGAGGAAATGCTGACCTATATGTATGAGGTTGATCGAGGGAATTGTCTCATGACAAATGAAGATTGGATAAAGGAACTAGCATTAGCAATGACCGATCCGGACTATAAATCTAAATTCTTGGTAGCGCATCAATCATACATCAACGCAATGAACGAATGAAAAAACATCGGGAGCATTATAATCCTACGGCAACAATGATTATTGGAATCATTGGCCTACTTACTACCATACTTGCCTATTGGTTGGCAATCTATGGGATATATAAACTTTTTTTTTATTAATAATATCAATTCAAAATGAAGTATTTCTCAATGGAGGGCGATGGCCTCAACAATCAGATAACTGAGCATTCTGATCCGCTAAAGTTCTTATCAAGTCTATCAAGCCACGATAGTGAAGAGTTCCTAAAGGGGCTTTACGTTGGCGATGGTAAGAGAATATATAGCACATCCAAAACTTACCTTAAAAAAATAAGGACTCAATTTTACAGAACGGAAATGTGGATGCTCCGAAAGGCCATTAGTGACCTTAGAACTAAAAATCCCAAATTTGGAAATGATTCAAATAATTCTTAACTTTAATTTAAATAAATAAATCTCTAACTATGAACAATTTAAAAGTAACATCAGTAAGGTATTTCGAAACCCGCAGAGGACTCGGATACGAATGCAAAACAAACATTCCTAAGGTAACAATTTGGAATGATGGAATGGGCGGAGGCACATACTTCGAAAGATGTATGGAGGCCAAGCACCATAAACTATATGATCTCGAAATAGATCAAGACTATATGGAAGAACTGATTGATATATACGAAGGTAAAAACCAAGTATCGTCATGAGTTATATTTCCAAAAGCGGAGCGGACTTCTTAGAGGAGTCCAACGCAGTCAGATACTTGAAAGGTGATCACAAGTGTCAAAAATCAAGGGCCACAGATTGGATTCAACGTAATGGTATTCCGGAGTCCGTAAGAGGAGAGTTGAGTTGCTTTAGTGTAAAGACTCCCTTTTCAGTTAATGAAAAATTCTTTCTTAACCTCCCCGATGCAATGGAAATTGCAGAAGGCACTAAGAACTCCATCATCTATGAATACGAATGGAAAACAAGACGATGGGTAGACTTAACCGAGGGCCAATCGAAGGCTGACATGATAGCCGACTTCATGATGTATGACTCAGACGATGATTGTAATTGGTTAATCGACACCGATGATGATCATTATACCATATGCCAAAGCGATTTAGAGACTGAAGAGCAATGGAGTTCGTCTTGGAATTGGTTAATGCCTGTAGTTCGGACTATATGTAAGAATGAAAAGTATATAGGTGATGCCTACCGAGAACATATAGCAGATATAATTTGCTTTGCTCATATAGATGACGTTCATGAAGCCGTAATTAGTTTCCTAGAACATTTGGCAAGAAAAGAATTTGACTGATGGCAAGGGAAACATTTAAACACAACGGAGAAACAAGGGATCCACTCAAGGTAGTAGGAACATTTAATTGCAACTACGATCCTCATGAAATGATAACTTATCAGAACTGCCGTATAGAGGCAATGGAGAAACACATTGACACATTAGAATTTATTAATGCTATGATGGGTGCTGATCTTGAAGAAGAAAACGCAACCGCATCTATTTTTATTAACGCAGTCCAAGAAGGACTCTAATTTTATTTTATTATGAAACAATATCTTGTAACAGTACCTTACCCATTCAACACTCGTGGGATATCAAAAGTAAAAGGTAAACAGAAGAAGACTGAGGTTTTTTTATGGACTTGCGATAGTCAGAGAGACGCTAGGGCCTTAACGGCTAACGCTATAGGCACTAAGTATGTTCCCGATGGAACTAAAACCTTCTACCTAGTAGGTCTTAACGATAAAAGATCAAGAGATAAACAAACCAATATCTTTACATCAATTAAAAAAATCTTTAATTATTAGTATGACAACACAAGCGTTAGGAGAAGTCCAAGAACTAAAGGAAGCCGTACTCAGAATGAAAGTCTACTCAGCAATCCAAGGCGATATGATTATGCAAATGAAATTACAAACCTTAGATAAGACTCTCGAAAGATTGGAGGAGGCTCTTGCAAAACAAGGATAGAAAGACTATCTTCAAACCCCTAAATTTAATTTAATATGAGCAATTCAAAAATAAAGACTGTCAAAATCCAAAAAACGGAATATGTGATGGTCAATGAGAAAGTAAAATTCTTTCGTAGTGAAGATCAATACAAAGGTTGGGCCATTGAGTCTAATATTTTTAAACACGAAGGCGATGATGTGATAATTAGGACAACGATTAAGAACACTGAAGGTGTTGTAATATCTACGGGCATAGCGCATGAGGTTGCGGGTTCAAGTATGGTTAATAGCACATCCCACATAGAGAACTGCGAGACATCGGCGATTGGTCGTGCGCTTGCCGGACTAGGAATAGGTGTTGATTCATCTTACTCTAGCCACAATGAGGTTTCAATGGCTATCGAGAAGCAAAAAAAAGGTATAGTTAATACTAAACCTAAGGCAACCGCCACCGAAGATGTATTCACAAAAGCCATGGAGCATTTGAAGTCTCTTAAACCTCAAGAAAGACCGATGGAGTTACAGAAAGTAAGGAAGCATAAAGGCTCTCAAATTACTCCTGCTCAGTATAAAAAACTTGAGGAGATAAAGTAATGGATATCATCAAAGAGTTGAAGAAGAAAACGGGGGGGAAGAAAGACTACCTATCTTATTCTACTATAAAGTACGGACACCCTACCGGAGACATGAGATTATTTGAATTAAAGTTTCAAGATAAGATTAAATATACCACACCCGCCTTGCAGTTTGGCTCTCTTTATGACTGCTTACTACTTACGCCGGAAAAGTTCGATGAAAGGTTTGTCATGGTGGAGGATGACGATATCGTTGATAACCTAAAAGGAAAGGGAATGAAGAATCCTAGGGCAACGAAAGTCTACAAAGAATACATTCAAAACCTAGAGGAAAAAAACCCCGGAAAGGACATGGTAAATGCAGACGATCACACCAAAGCAATTGACATGATTACTAGGTTAGAGGACTGCGGTATTAAAGATCTTTACTTAACCGGAGATTGTCAAGCAGAATTTAAAAAGCCAATACCTACAGAAAACCATGGAGATATAATGATCCGAGGGTTTCTTGATTGTCTAGGTGATACATTCATAAGCGATAGTAAGTCGACTCAAAGTGTTCAAGGCCTACGCTATGATATAAAGAAATATATGTATTCTTTGCAGAGTTACCTCTATTGTGAAGCCTATGGAATTTGGGACTTCTATTGGGTAGGTCAAGAAAAAGCATACCCCTATTTACCCGCCGTCTATAAAGCCTCAGAGGAAACTCTAAACTTGGGTAAAAAGCAATTTAACGAGGCTATAGACAACATCGCTCGCTTTATTGAGAGTGATCGCGCTAGTGAGACACACTATCGCATTGATACCATTTAATTAAATTGAACACCATGGCAAACGCTAAGAGAATCTACTGCTGTTATGTCGCTGACCCAAAAAAATTCGAGTCGGGGACAACCGTTTATAACTTGAGTTTTAAAGAAGAACAAGTGAATGACCTTCTGAAGTACAAGACCAAGTCGGGTAATGTTAATTGCGATTTCGTAGTTATGAAAGACGACAAGGCTTTTATGACTGTCTTTGATCCGAACGATCCGGAGAATCAGAAGTACATGAAGAACAAGCCGGAAGAGGTAAAAGAAGACTTACCATTCTAAATGTTCTCAATCATTAAGGATAATTTGGGGGGTGCAATTCCCCCCATTATTAATAATATTAAAATGGAAGAGAATGAACTCGAAGAAATGGAACAGTTTCAACGAATTGCCAACGCAAGACTCAGAAAAAAAATTATCTTTAGCCCTCAAAGGAGAGCAGTCGTTGCTAAAATGTACAGAAGTTGGAGAGAAAAAAAAAGATGGGATAAAGCGTGGGGCAATTTCTAAAACTAAAGTTTACTCTCATGACAGGTACGGAAAGTATCAAATACTAAAGATTAGATCCACATATATACTTCAAAGGTCGGGACATTCATTGTTTTCATCTAGGGATAGAAAAAAATTAGAAGATGTTTTCACGAACATCATAAAAAATAATGGAGGGTTTCTTTCCACTTCGTTTAAAAGCAGAACATAATGCAGAGATTTACTTTGGAAAGTATTTATTTTGGCGGATCGGAACCCGATGTTAAGAGGATCTTGAGGTACTGCCCAAAGAATACAATTAGAAAAACGTGCGACTACCTTTGCATACAAGAACACAAACTTTTGAGTCCATGCAGAGAAAGAAATCTCGTTGACGCAAGATCAATGCTGACTGCATTGTTTCGTTATCATAGCAAAACTAGACTTCCCTATATCAAGATCGGTAAGATGATGAACCGGGATCACGCAACGGCAATCAATGCCTTGAAGAGGCACGCCAACATGACGACACTAAACAAAAAAGGAAAGGCAATGCATCCCGACTACGTCAATACATACAACACATTGCGTAACGACCTATGCTATCTGTACGATCCAAAGGCAAAGAAGAAAATAATTTATGGAAGGGAATTAAGATTAGCAATCCAACCTTCAGCGGTAGCCTATTCTGAGTGGCAGTTAATTATGAAAATGGAATTTGACATCGTTCAATTGAAAAACTTAATAGATCAACACCCACTACTTGATGCTTGAAGAAAAGATTACAATGTATAAGTCCGTTGTAGACACTACGAAACCTGTGGTGGTTTCTCTGAGCACGGCTTTAGAAAGAATTAAGAACGGCAAAAGTGAGTCTACTGTTACTGAAATCAGAGGTGGGGATAAGTCCAAAAAAAAAGATCTACCTATAGCCTTGTTCTCCGGGGTTTTTAAAGGAAGGAAAGACCAAGACCTAAATGTTCATAGTGGACTTATTGTACTAGACTTTGATCATATTAATGTACAAGAATCGAAGTCACTACTAGGGACAGATGACTATGTCCTTGCTTGTTGGGCAAGTCCTTCGGGCGATGGACTAAAAGCATTAGTCAAGGTCAGCAACCCCGATAAACATCGTGATCATTTTCGATCACTACAATCTTACTTTGAAACACAATATGGATTAGAGGTTGATCCATCCGGAGTTAATGAGGCAAGGGCGTGTTACGAAAGTCATGATCCGGACTTGGTAATTAATACTACGGCTCAACCTTTTGGAATGATGCTCTCTGAGAAATCATTGGACCAATCAGCGGAACTAAAAGACGAAAGAACCTATACCGATTACAATAAGTTAAACATCATATGCTCTATGATAAGGGGCGCATCAGATGGAGAGAAGCACCTTATGTTATGTAAGGCGGCAGTCTTGGCCGGGGGTTACATTGCCGCGGGTCGAATGGAAGAGGCTGAAGCCGTAAGAGTCATTGAGCGTGAGTTAGGTTATAAAGGGGTTGAAGATGAGGCGCACGCAAGAAGAACGCTTTTAGATGGGATTGAACAAGGGAAGAGGCAACCAATAAGAGAAACACTTCAAGAGGAGGCCGCCGCAATAAGAGAAATGCAGATCAACAATGGGGATATGTCTTTCATTGCATCAGATACTGAGGATTATAAATGGATAGAGGGTTACTATCGAGGAGAGATAGAGATGGGATTAACTACGGGTTGTTCTCAATTAGACAAATACTTTTTATTCAAGAAAGAGTTTGTTGTTATAGTAGGCCACTCTAATATTGGAAAGACTACAATGGCATTAAGTCTTTTAATGGCAAGTGCCATTCATCATAAGTGGAAGTGGATCGTTTATTCTTCAGAGAATAAAACCGGCGCAGTGAAGATGAGGTTAATGGAGTTCTGCATGAACAAACCTTTATACAGAATGAACGGCGAAGAAAGATTGTTCGCTTTCAACTTTGTAAAGAATCATTTCGTATTAATAAACAATCACGAGACATACGGCTATACAGATATGCTAGTTTTTGCAGAAAAGTTAATGAGGCAGGAGCAGTATCAAGGACTGTTAATAGATCCATACAATAGTTTAAAACTGCAAATGGGAAACAGTGGACTCAACTCTCATGAGTATCATTACGAAGCGGCATCAGAGTTATTAACAATGTCAAACAAGAACGAAATGGCGGTATGGCTTAACACTCATTCAGTTACATCGGCACAAAGAGAGAAGGGTGAAGACGGTTTGTCATCGGCCCCATTAGGCTCTCAAAGTGAAGGGGGTTCGAAATTTAGTAATCGTGCAGACTCAATGCTTGTATGGCATCGCAAGGTTCAAGCAGATGACGAAGACTTACGCAGAATTACTGAGTTCCATGTAGTTAAGCAGAGAAATAAAGAAACAGGAGGAGAGCCTACCCCTAGGAGTTCACCGGTTCTTTTTCAAATCAATAGAAGCATGACAGGGTTCTCTACTTTCATCTCTGGTTCAAAACTATTTGATCCTTTAACACTAGAAGATCGTCAGAAATACTTATTTTAATGGTGTGATTGAAGACTACTATGAAGTTACACTCAACCTTCCGAAACCGCCGAGCCTTAATGCATTTTATGCGGGACGTCATTGGACTGCTAGAACTAGGGCCAAGGAGTCTTACTTTAAAAGCATCAAGGAAGAACTTAAAGAAGTACCTAATTTTACTACAGAAAGATTTTCACTTTCTGTTAGGTATAACTGTCGGTTTGATGTGGATAATAGTATTATTTGTATTAAGTTTCTTGCAGATTATTTACGCAACAATGATTACGTTACTGACGACACGCCAAAATATTTCATGAAACAATCTACGGCCTTTGATCCATCACTAGAGAAGAACCAATTTCTCGCCACAATAAAATGCCATGGATTCCAAAGAACTGAGTAAGCAATACTTTAATTGCACGCACCGAATACATAATGCTGCTACGGCTTTATATGAAGCCTTGCATTCAGAAGGAGGAGAGCCAAAAAGAAACACTGATGCTCTTCACAATACTATAAGAAAATATAAGCGTGAAACGGACGGAGAGTTTGACCAAATAAGATCACTAATAAATGAGTTCAAAGACAATCATACTGATATTTCTTGATGGCTTAAACGGCATCAACTATCACAGACTTATGACACCGTTTGTTAGGCTCCGATCAAAAGAGGGGGTTAACATACATTTCTTTCAATCCTACAACGAGATAAAAAAGTTTGACCTTACCAAGGTTAAAGCCGTCGTTACCTCTAGGAGGTGTACTGTTACGGATCACAAAGCGTTTAAGGACTACCTAGTAAAGAACGATGTCAAGTTAATCCTAGACAATGATGACTATTGGAAGTTGCCTAAGAGTAATGATGCCTATAAGTATTATAGAAAGACAGCGGGGCCAGACATACTTAAATCTATAAAGATCGCTGATGAAATTTGGACACCTTCAGAATACCTGGGGGAAAGAATGAGAAAGATTAATCCTAATGTACCCATTAGGTTAGTTCCTAATACTGTAAACGAAAAGGAGGAGCAATGGCGAGAGTATGAGAAGGATCCTACTGATGTGGTTAGGTTTGGGTATCTAGGAGCCAATGGACATATGGATGACATCAAGTCAATGGGAATAACTTTTGAAGACCATGAACTTTATTGTACTCACCTCGGTGGAAGAGTAGCGAGCGAGGGTCACTATGATCAGTATCTAAAAGCAAAGCATAGGTTAATCCCTAAAGACATACATCAATACGCATCCTTCTATAAAAAGTTTGATGTTTCTCTGGCGCCCCTTTTGGGAGGGGCTTTTAATAAGTCCAAGTCAAACCTTAAAGTAATAGAGGCGGCCTTCACAAGGACGGCTATCATAGCATCCAATGTAACACCGTATCAGGAATGTATAAAACATAACAAGACTGGAATCCTATGTAACAACGGAGATGATTGGAGAAAAGCCGTCAAAGAAATGACTCTGGAAAGGGCTAGAGAACTAGGGGAAGCCTTATATGAGGACATGAAGGAAAAATATAGCCTAGATAGAATCAATAAAGAAAGACTTAAAGGATTGATCTAATGAACTATCAACCGATACCATCCTATCTAAAAGAGTATGCTGATGCGCTTACTCTTCTAAGAGTGGAGATAAATCGGAAGAGATATAAAGGCACACATAAACAAAGAACAGGAACAAAGAACTCAAAGTTGTTAGGGGAAGTTGAAAGAGAATATTACACCGAGTATTTAGGGATACTGGGTGAACTCTTGGTCCGAAATTATTATGAAACCAATCCAGAGTTCTCATCATACAAGGCATCCACTTTTATTAAGGGAGCAAGAAGCGTTAAAGACGATAGTGATCTTATCGTTGTGAAGAATGGAGTAAGTAATAAAATAAGCATTAAGACTTGCGAGTATTCTTTTAAAGCAAACTGTAGAGCAATGGATAAAGAGACGTCAGACATCGTTGTGTTTCTTTTATTTATATCGCCAGATGAGTATGTTGTTTCCAACTACACTCCGAACCAAGTTAAGAACTGGGAAGTCAGACACGGCTACTCACCATACTATGAACTACACCCAACTAAAAAATGATAAAGTTTAAACACAAGGAAACTGGAGAAACGATAACTGTTTCCCAGGTCAGAACCTATATCAATAGCGATGGGTCAAAAAGAAACGTAGATCTCACGAACAAATATGACCTCGATGAATATGACGAAGTAAAAGAAAAGACTGACTATAAGTCTATTCATTGCACTCAAGCACCTAACGATAAAAAAAATTGGAGCCTGAGATAATTAAGATAATTTTGTATCTTCGATCAGCCCCAGAGATGGGGCTTTTTTAACCTTAAAAACTTTTAAAATATGACACCAATTACTTATCGGCCTGAGGACATTCCTTGGGGTGAAGTGGGATACGTGACTTACAAACGTACCTATGCCAGACCTACAACAAAAGGACAGACAGAAGAGTGGGAAGACACAGTAGATAGAATAATGCAGGCGGCAAATAAGCAATTGGATTGTGGATTTAATGAACAAGAAGTAGAAGAATTTAAGGGGTACATGATGAACCTTAAAGGAACGGTAGCAGGACGGTTCTTATGGCAGTTAGGTACCAAGACAGTGGACACATTAGGTCTGCCATCATTGCAGAATTGTGCGTTCACAGTTATCGATGAGCCAATACGGCCTTTCACTTGGGCATTTGAAATGCTCATGCTAGGCTCTGGTGTCGGGTATAACATTCAAAGAGAGCACGTATATCAATTGCCTAAGGTTAAAAAGAAAGTTAAGGTCACACGATCAGATGTAAACGATGCAGACTTCATTGTACCTGACAGCAGAGAAGGATGGGTCGAGTTACTAAAGCGGACGCTAGAGGCGTCCTTTGTCACAGGAGAATCATTCACCTATGCTACTCACTTAATACGCGCTAAGGGTTCTTTAATTAAGGGATTCGGTGGTGTTGCTTCAGGGGCAGAAGACCTAGCAAAAGGAATGACCTTGATCAATGAAGTATTGAATACTCGTTCAGGAAAAAGACTACGATCTGTGGATGCATTAGATGTAATGAATATCATAGGTATGGTTGTTGTTTCTGGTAACGTAAGGCGATCTGCTCAGATTGCTATCGGTGATCATGATGACTTAGAATATTTAAGAGCAAAGCGTTGGGATCTTGGAAACATACCCAACTGGAGAGCCATGAGTAATAACTCAGTAGCCTGTGACGATACCGACTCATTACCTGAAGAGTTCTGGGAAGGATACAAAGGAAATGGTGAGCCGTATGGTCTTATCAATCTCGCTACAGCCAGGAAGATGGGAAGAACAGGAGAGCATCAATACCCTGACCCAGATGTGATGGGCTTTAATCCATGCGCTGAACAATCATTGGCCGACAAAGAGACTTGTTGTTTGTCAGAGATCTACCTACCCAACATAGAGAACGAAGAAGAATTGAAGAAGGTTGCTACATACCTATACAGGATATCAAAGCACAGTCTATCTATTAAGTGTTCATTAAAAGAAACAGAAGCCATCGTACATAAGAATATGAGGATGGGAATTGGAGTGACGGGGTATCTTCAGGCTAGTGACGAACAAAGGTCATGGCTATCTGATACATATCTATACTTGCGTAAGTATGACCAGGAGTATTCTGATATCAAAGGATGGAATAGATCCATTAAGTTAACGACGGTTAAGCCGTCGGGGACATTGTCTTTGCTTGCGGGAGTTACTCCAGGAGCACACCCAGGATACAGTACGTTCTTTATACGTCGTATAAGGATGGCTAGTAATTCACCTTTGATTGATGTTGCTCGCGGCAACGGCTTCGATGTAGAGTACGTTCAAAACTTTGACGGAACCGAAGACCACCAGACTATGGTTGTTTCATTTCCTTGCAGGTTCCCATCAAGAACTATGGTAGCCAGTGACCTCAGCGCGGTTGATCAGTTAGGAGTTATACAAAGACTCCAAAGAGAGTGGAGCGATAACGCTGTGTCTGTAACCATTTACTATAGGCTAGAAGAATTAGAAGGTATCAAGGATTGGTTAAGTGTTAATTACATTAACGTAAAGACTGTATCGTTTTTATTACACAACGATCACGGCTTTGCCCAGGCCCCCTTCGAAGAGATAGACGAGGCAACATACCTAGACATGAAGTCAAAGACAACACCTATCGTAAGCATTGGTCAATTGAATATGGAAGATATTGAACTAGCAGATTGTGATACAGGAGCATGTCCAGTAAGGTAGAGTTAGAAGAACTGATCAATAATGATCCGTTATCTCAGCGCATTGTAGACCTAAAGGTTGGTGAGAAGTTACCAATTAAAGACCCTAAGGCCATACAAAAGATTAAGGAAGTCAATGAGTCCATGCTCATTGGCTATGCCTTAGATGTAAACCAGGAGAATATGACTATAGAAAAGATTCGTCCAACTGCTGCTGAAACTTTGCTTAGGTTCTATGGACTGGATTGAAGAACTATATTACAAGAGAATGTGGTTAACTGAATCTGAAGATTCTTCTAAGACCTTCAGCACCGAGACCAAAGAGCAAGAGGAAGAACGACCACTTATATAATTTGTGATACCATTTTTCTCTTTCGTGGTACACTATTTTTTCTATAGGAACTTCAACCGTCCTCACTATGGTATCGGACTCACAACCTCCATCGATTATAAGGGTGTCGTAACTCCGCATAATCTTTACTCGGAAGTTGTTCTTTACGATCTCTATTGTATCTACTTTTGAGATGGTGACCGTATCCAATACAGCAGTCGGGTTTGTCACAACCGTGTCCAAGACAACTACGGTATCCTGAACTAGAATTGTTGGGTCTTTTTTGATCGCTCTCTGGAGATGCCATTGTGTACTACAGCCTGTTGTTAAACATATCAACAACAAAGTTAAGAAAAGTATTACACTTAGTACAGAACATTTCATTTCCTGGACAAATTGTATAATCTTTCGTCAATTTTTTTAAGGCTAGAGTTTATATTTTCAATATCGGCTTTTGTCTCCAGGATAGCGTTATCAATTATCTCTGTCTGGAGCCGGAACATCTCAGCAGAAACAGGTGCTTCGGGTAATAACTTAGCCTGCTCGATATCTTGTTTTATCATAGTATAACCAGAGGCCGCTACCGCTACAGTCATTCCTATCGCAACAAGAGACTTAATACTAATTCCCATTACTCTATCTTCTCCAAACGAATCTAACATATCTATAGGTGATTTTTTTCTCATTTTTTCTGTGAGAATTTTTCTAATCCAGAGATGCCAAAGCACCCCAATGTAATAAATAGGAAACTGTTATAGATGAACTCATTAACTACTAAGTCCTTCCCACACCATCCTGTTATGATGTCAATTAACATTACCAAAATCATAATGGCAAATGAAATAAATCCGACTACGGACTTTTCATTGATGTCATTATCGTCTTTAAAAATATCTGTGAATCCCATACTACAAAGGTAATACACTAATTATACCAATGCGTTAGTGAAATTAATTGTCTAACTTTTTCTTTATCCTTTCATAGATGCCCAATAGGTTCTTCTGCTGCCTGTTTCTCTGTTCATAAAGATTGTCCAATCTGTTTTGATATATCTCTTTTCTATTTTCTATGACTGATGGAGATAGATTTAATGTAGAAAGATTTTCTAGTGCCTCTTTAACTTTTTTAATTTGTTTTGAAATCTTACCCATAGATCCCTTCGAAGATGTAACACTTCTTCTAAAGCCTTCTAACTGACTCAAGACTGGATCTGTCTTGTTGTCTTTATACCTTTTGTTGTACGTTCTTAATTGGTCTTGCATGGTAAGCCACTCGTCATACACCACAAATTGATTAGGCTTCCTTATAAAAGACCTTACGATAGGTATTTGATTAATCTTCACCTGATCCTCTATGTTT